ATGCGGGAGATGCGGGGGCGTATGCGGGAGAGTTTGGTGAGTAGAATGGATTGTCTTTTTCAGCAATACTTTCCAATGATTTAGGAACATGACCTTGTTTGTCATTGTTCCATTTCGTATATATGGCATTTGCTATTTGATTTGCGGTTTCCACTGTTGCGGTTGGATTCATTAACAATTTAGAAATATTTTTAGAATAAGACATGTTCTCCAATTGTTCAATATTATCTTCTGTAATGATGCGCATTTGCATATTAATAGTTTGCAATTCTTGCATTAATAGTTTCAATGTATATGGAATAGAAACAATACTAAACGAACGACCAAACTTGGTTATATTATTCACATTTAATCCCGTTCCGTCCATTGTGGGCGCAAATGAAATAGGACCATCTATAGCCGGGCTCATGAATAGATTTTTCGAAGGATTGTATACCGCAATCATACCGGATTGGTTGCATATGGCTAAATGATATTTATCGCCCCGGTCCATCATCGATTCTTGTAAAAAGTTCGAAATGCCATGTGATATAACAGAATCGCGCTCCATTTCACCTATACGCAACCCACCGTCATTTGCTCTTCCACTAACTGGTTGATGTGTCAGGGCTGTATTTGGCCCTCGCGCTCTATAATTTATTTTATCTTTGACCATGTGTTTCAATCTCATGTAATAGGTGGGTCCAATAAACACCGATGTTTCGATTTGTTCTCCCGTCATACCATTATATAGTGCTTCATTTCCTTGGGAGTGAAATCCCGCTTTCGCCAGGATTTGTTCATATATTTCTATTTTGGAACCCTTATTTACAAATGCAGTGCAATCGCTAAACGCGCCATAATGAGCAGACGCTTTACCTACAATACATTCAACCAATTGACCTATCGTCATACGCGTCGGAAGTGCATGTGGATTAATAATCAAATCGGGGCGAATACCGTCTTTCGTAAATGGCATATCACATTCCGGTATAACCATTCCGATGGTTCCTTTCTGTCCAGCCCGGGACGCCATTTTATCTCCTAAAAAGGGAATACGTTCTTCTCTGATACGGACTTTAGCAATACGTTCTCCTTCTTCGCCTTCGGTTATAAAGGTTTTATCGACTACGCCAATTTGGCCCTTTTTGGGCGTTTTTGAACCGTCGATGCGGACATTTGGTTTTTGAGGATTATTCGACGATAGTCCGATTAATACGGTCTTATCATCCACCGGTGTATTTTCGCGAATAATTCCATAGGCGTCCAATTTGCTATAGTCGTAGCCGGGTTTCTTACCCACAATGTTCTCTATACCTTCTATATTGGAGAACTTGGTTTCATGAATCATATCGGCCGTTTTACTACTTTCTTCATGCGCTTCGTATGTAGTATAATAAGTGGTTCTAAATAATCCGCGTTTCAGAGAACCCTCGTTTATTAAAATGGCGTCTTCCACATTGTATCCAGTATAACACATGACGGCAACTATGGCATTTTCGCCATATGGGTTCTCTTCATGATTAATATATTCCATATATCTCGATTTGACTAAAGGTATTTGTCCACTATTTAGCACGACTGCGGTTTTGTCCATTCGAACCGGAAAGTTCGTATGATACATAGAAACGGCCTGTTTACTTTGTCCAGTGGAAAAAGAATTACGAACTGGCGGATTGTTCTCCGGAAATATGATTTGGTTGCACATAACCCCAAATATCAGAGATTCATGTATTTCCGAATGAGTATGTATAGGCAATACTTCTCCAGGGGAAACGGCTATAAATGCATCTTCGGATTCACTGGGGTCAATATAATCTATAATGGCTTTATCCTTTAAAAACCTCTCCAATTTCGCCGGGTTGGTTTCTACTGTTATACCAGTATATAGGTCGGGCAATTCATATATTTTGGGTTCATTCGGATGAAATTCCGCCAGCTTTTTCTCATTAAATCCGGAAATAAGTTGTTTCCAAGAGAACTCGCCCTTTTTTATTTTGTCAATGATGGCCACATTGTCATAGGACATTTTTTCGGTATTTTCGTCTTTGAAAAAAATGGGACGGCATACGCGCCCCATATCTGTATAGATAAAAATCGTATTTTGTTTAATATCGAAGGTTGCAGACATATGTATGGGCAATAATGCATTTCTCCTAAATAATCGGATTTTTTTAACGGTTTCGATGGGTTCTCCGACTGCCCCGGCCCAAAACCCATTGATTATTACTTTTGTCAATTGCGATAACAATTGTGGGCCACAATCCTCGATTAATCGCATGGACGTTTTTTCGCGCAACCATTGTATCATAGGTTCTCTAGACATACCGCGAGAAATATAAGTTGCTATGGCTAGTTGTTTATGTAGACCAATATTTCCACCATCGGGCGTATCTATAGGGTCGATGAACCCCCAATGTGAATTGTGGAGAACCCGGGGGCCCACCAGTTTTAACCCGGCATCTATATGTAAGTTCGTTTTTCGCAAATGACTCAATGCAGTATAAAACGATAGCCGGTTCAAATCTTGAACAACTCCAATGCGTTTTGTATGAGATTGTGCACCCCAATTTCCTTTAAATGCTTTTTTGAACCCGGTTTCTAAAATACGTTCTTTGAATACATCTCTATAGTTATCCTGAATGAGGGCATCTAGACGAGATTCATATAGTTCTTTGTTATAGTATAGTTTCTTCTCAAACTCTAGTTGAATACCTCGCTGTTGAATCGAGTAATATTCTTTGAATAAATCATATAACAGAGAACCGGCCAATTCAATACGTTTATATCGGAAACTATCTCTGTCCGTTGGCACTTCTACGCCGGTTGCCACATTTAATAGACGAAATACAATATATCCCAAATAATACGCCTTTTGTATGTAGGCAACCTCTCCAATATGGGGAAGGAAATAATCGGCCAATATTTCGAGAACATATGTCGCAGTGTTTATTTTCGTAAAAGAAGCTATATATAATAAGGCGGTTTGTTGCGATAGGACGCCCCCTGCATCATGTATAGAAGGTATAAACATATCGACCATAGATTTGTATTTTTCTAAATCCAATAGACACATGGTGATAATGTCTTTGTCCGAAATAATACCCAGTGCGCGAAAAACAATGAATAGGGGAATCGGACTACGAACATTGGGTATATTCACCACCAGATTTTTATTACTATATCGCGAACTAGGAGCAACCATTTTTACAGAAAATGTGCGTATTGGTTTCGCCGAGTTCTCCGAAACCGACCGTATTTCTGCGGAATATAGAAAATCATCCCCACCAACGTCTTTTATATAAAGCATATTGTCGGCAAACTTTTCTTGGGGAACAATCGTTTTTTCTTTTCCATTAATAATAAAATATCCCCCTAAATCGTTCCGGCATTCGCCCATGGAAAACCGAACGTCGCGATTTAACCCATTTAAAATGCAATAGTTGGATTGGACCATGATGGGAAACTTACCCAAATATATTTTTTCTAAAATAGTAGAATGGATTTGTTTATTGGGTTGAATCATGGACCGGGCATTGGCTTCTCGCAATTTAGCTGCGTCGGCTGCCGTCATAATAAACGGCAATTCGGTGGGCGCTTTTTCTTTCGGCTGGGTTTTCGTGGTTTTTGGGCGTTTTTCGCCCCGGGTTGCGGCGGCGGCTTCTTTCGCCGCTTTGGCTGCCCCGGTTCCTTTTTTTTGCGCTCCGCCGATTTGCATATAGTCAGAATGGTTTACATCATCGTTGTAGTCATGGTTCTCCACCATTTTGTCTAACAACTCATATAGTTCCCCTCCTAAGACGCCCCCTTTTTTCAGTTTTCCACTAGACGCCCGTATGTTATACTCATTATTTAGCACAGAATAATCTACATGTGTATCTACATGAGATACGCCATTTGTATCCGTTTTTTCGGCGATTTTATCCACGCCAATTAATATAGGTTCTTCTCCCGGTTCTAATAACCGAATATACTCTATTTCAATATCGTAATGCACCGTCATAGCGTATGTCATGTTGCGCATTCGGGCTTCGTTTGGTATCATATAATGTGCATTATTCTGGTCGTGAATAACTGGTTTTCCGAAATAAATCCGAGAACCGTCTTTTCCGCCAAAATATAATAGACATTGATATCGATAATCATTAATAGAATCATCATATTTAGAAGAAATACTCACGGGGTTTTTTTCTTTGAATATTCGCTGAATACCATTTGCGTAAAAATCATTATAAGATTCAATATGATGTGATACTAAAAACTGCGGATTTTCGGTAAAATGCGCGTTTATTATTTTCCATATAAAATCATCATTCATCGTAGTGCTGTCTGTCATATGTCTATATAGTATAAAAATATATATTATATCTATTGTTAGTCTTTATCTATTTTTATTGGGGTTTTACATTTAGGAAAAATCTTGATATATTATATATGACAATGGACTCGAACATTCAACAAACGTTTTTTAGCCCTTTAGGCAAACAATATTGTATGTATTTTTACTTTCTTTCCGTTATTGGATTAGTATTCGTTGCTATCGTATTTATATCAGCAATTATTATCGGACTAACGAAAAAGAAGGGGTTTGAGTTTTATCTATCTGCCATAGTTGGGTCATTAGGATATGGTATTTTCTATTTCCAAAATAGATTGTTATATTCCATGTGCGTGGGTTCAGCGTAATATAACATCTTGTGCCCGTTTCCTACTAGGTCAAGAGTTCTCGTAAAACCTTTATTTTTTTTATAGTATAACAAACTATAGAAAAAGTGGATGGATATTTTGTATTATAGTAATTATTGCAAACATTCCAAACAAATTGTTGGATATTTAGCAAAAGAAAACTTGACAAATCAGCTAAATTGTATTTGCATTGATAAACGTCAACGTGATGCATTCACAAACCAGACATATATCATATTGAATAATGGTCAAAAAATCATGCTACCACCCAACGTGCACAGTGTTCCCGCATTACTTTTGGTAAAACAGAATTATAGGGTTGTTTTAGGAGATGAGATATTACCATTATTACATCCTTTAGTAAAGAGACAGCGGGACGCGGCGGTTGCACATTCGGGTGGAGAACCAATGGCGTATAGTATGGAGACAAATAGTGGGTATGTTGCGTCGGAAAAATATACATCATATGATTTAACTCCAGAAGAATTGAGTGCAAAAGGCATCAGTAAAAACCGCCATATGTCGAATTATGTTCCAGCCGACCATAGTAATTTTAATATAACCACCCCTCCCGATAATTATAGACCAGATAAAATAGGGAGTGGTGTTTCGTTGGATGATTTGCAACAAAAACGAAACACAGAAGTATCGCAATTTTTTCCAAATAATTCGCCATATATACCATCCGATGCGATGCCCTCTATATAACTATCTCCGTATAATAGTCCACCGCCACTTCATCTACGTTCATTCCGGAGAAAAATGCCCCCTCTCACATTGATAATTGAATAGATACGGGTATGTAAAATATATTTAAGAATATATAAATATAAACATATATCTTTTTGACATATTATAAATGGCTACAGATAAGCAATTGTTTTTGAGAACATTTAATACACATTTATTTGAATTATTAGATGATGTAATTCGCATTTTACCGGACAATTTAGATATACAAACCGCCAAAACATCTTTTTGGGCAATAAAAAAGGCGAATCCAACGATTATTATTAAAGTTTGGTATTATTATATTTATATTCCTTATAACGAAACCATTGCCAATTCGGACATAGAGTTTTTTTTACAAAAAGATTACACTAGCGATTTAACGAATGTAAGCAATAGTAATGATGTAATTAAAATTGTAAACTCTTTAAAAGACCCATTGTCTAAATTGGATGAACATGAAAAACAAATTATTGTAGAATATTTTCAAAACTTGAATAAATTGGCGGCGTTATATAATGCATAAAACCCCGGTTTTACGTAAATATATTATCACGGTATATTCGTATTCAGGAGAACGCCGGAGTTCGGAACGAGCGTCGGGGTTTATCTGGATATAGGTCATCATCGAAGGATAAATCGCAAATCCGGCATTATTCTAATATCTCTATTACTATTGGAGATGATTTATCATAGCATGCGAATACAATTGTCCAAAGAGTAATAATTTAGAACTATTATATATAATAGTTATACGGAATGGACAATAATTATACTCATATGGATATGGCAAACTACAATGACACGACACCCCCATCTATAAAACTAGCAATGAACGGGGGCGGATTGTCTCTAGAATTGGGCGATATTATAAGAATCGAAGCCCCTACGAATGCAGAGTTCCACGAACATACCTTTTATATTGATTATATAAATACAGATGACCCGGAAAGTATCCATATTTCTCTGATAAATATTGCCAATTTCGATAAAAAAGAATTGAGAATAATAGATGGGGCCTATTTATCGGACGAATCTATAACTGATATATCATTATTAGCCCGCAATCCGTCGAAAGGATATGCCAGACAACACAATCTATTACCAGATACATGGATAGATATACATTTTGGCGGAGAGTTCCCGGCAGTAGTAACCGGTCAAATAACCAATTTAGAAGATGATATGATTGAAATAACGACCTATCCAGATATAAATGTTATATACATAGATTTCGCATATCGGGGCGTTCCAATTGAGTTGCCAATTGATGAAATAACCATTCGCGAAAAGCCGGCGAGTATGTCGCAAGACCAAAATAGTATTCATATTCCATATTCCGACGACGATACGACGAATCGAGTAGATGGAGACTATTTAGACCAAGCCAAAATGGAATACACCGATACTGGAGAATCCATTATAACCATTCCCGCAAATGCAAAACCAAATGAAAATATCAATAATGTATTGCAACAAATGTATTTAGACGGTGATGATATTTTCGGAGATGATTTGGGAGATGTTATATTGGAAGTAGAGGTCCCTGAAAATGAAAAACGTTATGGTATTGATACTCAAATTGATTCATTATTAGATGGGATTTTATCGGAAATACCGATAAATAAGAGAACCAAAAATGTTATGGATAATATACATCGCATTGTTCAACGTTTCAAAGAATTGCGCAAAATATATTCGGTATTTGACGATACTGGACATATAAAGGATATAAAACAATTGGGCGCGCATCATATTCCTTTATTTTACAAATTAAACGAATTATCTACGCAAGTTCCGTGGCTTTTACCGGTAGTTAGCCATATAAGACGGGTTTATTCCGACACACCCATGGAAACGGAGGCACCGGATATCATAAATTATACTATGTCGGAAGTATTGCTAGAACAACAGGCAATACAAAAAACATTTTCCGGCACGGTATCACAAGGGGAAGAGGTAAGATATGAAAAAATGTTGAAAGATATGAATATTGCCATGGCAACCTATAATACTGAATTGCAAAATCCCGCCAATATATTAACATCAATTCATGTAGGGGATGATATAGAATGTATTGTAGAATCTCAACCAGAGTTTGTATCGACAGCGAGACATGTATATGGTGGCGAGGTCGAAGATAAAATGAAACGGTTTTCCGTCGTTCGAAATACATCTATATCAACCCGTCCATATAAGGTTGAAACCGAATATGGAGCAAAAGTGCACCTTAAAAAAACTACGATGGATAGTGATATTGCGAATATACACTCGTTTATTATGTTGCCGAAAGAAGCCGTATTTTTCTCTAAAGTAAAGCTCCCTGGAACAAATATATTATCAAGGACCAATTTAGGCAGAAAACATATAGAATTGTCCCGGGTTTTGAATAAGAAAACTCACCCAAATATATTTGAAATAATAGATTTGAATGAAAAAATACAATATGTGGAAGATAATACGAAAAAACCGAATCTCAAAAACGAAGAAGATAAGATGTTCCCACATTTTCTAAATAATATACTAGAGTTCTCCGTTAATCCGGATATATATAAAACATCACACACCTATTCTAGAGTATTATACAATTTATTACCGGAAACATCCACGTGCATAACGTTTATGGAAAAATATATAACAGATAAATTGTCTATAGCTGATGCGGTCAAAGTATTAGAACCGTTTCACATTTATAGAGAGGATATAAATTATTCTCAATACAACCAACTACGATATTTCATAAAAAACAAAATACATCAATATAACGGTTCCATGAAAGAAAAATCGCAAGAATATGCGAAAATATTATCGAAAATAACCCATACTCCAGATAGAATGAATGTAATACAACATATTTTGACAGAGAAGAAACAATATATGGACTTATTAATCGACCTCTATTTATTGGACGAAACGAAAATCAAACGGATGTCGTCCAGCGAGATGATATTCTATATGGAAAAAACGGACGGTTCCTCTCTTTTATATTCCTTATTATCTAGGGCGCTTTCTTCTATGTATACGCCAAATGCACTATTGAGTGCATTTCAATTTCCTACTATAGAAGATATGTCGGCAGCGGATAAGATTCGACCAAAAGACTGTATACGCCGTTTTTTAACGAAAAAATATTACAATATATCCGAACTCCAAAAAGACAACAATAAGGATGTTTTCTACGATAAAGAATTGGACGATACTCCCTACCCCATTTTGAAAAAATACGATAAACAAAAAGGAAAGATGACATCGGATACATTTGTAGAGTTTTTAGAAGAGAACTTGATACAAAAGCACGATTGTAATTCCAAAATCGCAAAAGAAATGGCGAAAACCCTTATAGCTGGAAAGAAAAAGGTGGTGGATGGGGAATATGCTGTATTGGAAATCGCAATTGACTTTGCGACCGACACAGAACCAAGTAAATTGTCTAGGGCAGAATTGATAGATTTAAAATTGACCGGGATGGTAAAAACGAAAACGCAATACTATGTCCGCAAAAATAATAACTGGGTCCGAGATGATTCTATATCAGAAGAGTCATTTGTGGATACACAGACGTTGTTTTGTAATATGGAAAATACATGCTATAAAAATACAAAATCGAACCAATGTGATACCATAGAACGCGCGAATAAAGGTGTCGCACATGAATCAAATGAACGTATGTTGTCGGAAATGAATAATCGCCTAAATCTTTCCGTTGCGGAATTGGAAGAGGAATTGGAGAAAGACATAAACAAGTATAAAAAGGCGGTATATCATACAGCCGTATTAAGAGAACTGTATTTATATAAACAAAATACAGTTTCCCTAAATATGGCAAATAATGGCGGAGATATAGAGGAAAAAATGGTATCCACACACGCCGGAGTTCTCGATATGATACTTTCGCTAAATGATTTCGTTAGACAACAAAAAGATATCGTTTGGTTCTATACAGAATATTGCCGAGAACCCCTACCGAAAGAAGAACAAGGATGGATGTATTGCAAGGAAACGAATCTAAAATTACTCCCCGGGTTTTTATATGTATTAGCTGTGGAGTTCATGGAAGGTGGCGATTACCAATATGTCATGGATAAAATGTGTTCCGACGCCGAATTGAGCGATGACGGCGATTATTATGTAGACAAAGCAACCGGATATCCTATTAAAAAACGGGACTTGGTAGAGGAGGATGAGTATGATGATGTTGGATTTAAGCTGACAACGCATGCTATTATGGAAAAAGACCTGGGTGCAATGGTAGTCGAAGCACTGGCGAAAAAGGTGCGCATATTCGACAACGCAACCGACCAAATGGTATATAATGTATTTATGGCGATTGTTTCTACCGCGGGTGTTCCGCACGAAAATATAGAGGAGGCTGTTATACGAATGTCGCTAGAACTCATACGCAATCCGACGGTTATTATGGAAGAAGAAAAATACAAACAGCGGGCAGCGAAATTGGAAAAAGATACCGGTAAAACATCGATTGTCTATCCGATTTATAAAAACCAGGCTATTTTATCTATCGTTGCGGGAGTTCTCTTAATTTCTATCCAATGTGTTATACCATCTATTAAAACCCGCAAAACATTTCCCGGATGTGTCAAATCATTCACGGGATATCCGTTGGCAGGTGGGATGGAAGATGTCAGCGGGTTGAAATATATAGCTTGCCTAATTAACGGTATTAAATATGACGAAGAACCCTGGAAGTCGGTTATAAAATTATCCGCACCCATTATTGCATCACGCATTCGCGACGTATTAGACAAACATATTTTGAAGCGAGGCGACGTAAACGAGCTATATGTCAAGAAGCGCGAGTATTTGCTTCTGTATCCCGAGGATATTATTCCGACAGAACATAGTATTGAAAAATGGCGGCAGTTTCTACCCCCGGTCGTTGAGTTCTCGGTCGTCTCTAATTTGCATAATGTTGCGGCGGATTTCAAATCACATTTATTAGAAACTCTCCGGAAAGGACATAAAGACCAATTTTCCCAATTGGGTATTGCGACATCTCGTATAAGTTCTCATACATATGGTATTATTGAGTTGATATACAATATAGTAAAAAGCAAAACCAGTATATTGACTACATCGGGTGGTGTTCCATTTTTAGAAAATGCATGTTGTAATGACCGGTCGAAATCGACGCATCCAATGACCTATTTCGTATCCGAGAACCCGGCTATAAGACAATATCTAGCAATAACTACGGAATTGGCGAAATTGGTGGAGGAAGTCCGAATCATAACCAAACCAGGTATATTATATCACGAACCTTCTACTGCGACAGTTCGCGTGGATATTCCGACGACGGAAACGGAGAAAAACATCTACTCCGCGGTTATACACTATGCCAAGTTCGATAGAACCGCCCCGGTTCCCGAAGGGATAGTGAATATTTGCGGAGAGAAACCGGCGGGATATAAATCATCTTGGTCTCTCGACGAAAAAATAGAATACTTGAAAAAACACGGGAAGAGATATGACCAACCAATATTGTCCAAGTTGATGGAATATATACGCATGAAAAACGTGCTACCGATTCCGGACGGAGAACCATTGAATCATGTTGTCAAATTGATGGGGTTTTTGGAATCAATGGAACTCAGTAATTCGGAAGTCGTTCCGGCACCATTACGTGAACTCATGATAAATGCTATAAAAGCTTACGTGCCGAAAGATATGAAAAAAGACGGAACTGTTAAAGAAATAGTTCAGTTGCGCAAGTATTTAGCGAAAACGAATGAACAGATGTTGAAAGAATTGATAAACGTAAACAAAGGTAGTTTTATAAAAAGCTATGGAAATCTCAATATACGCGAAATCAAAAACCTGCAGGATTTTATGGCCAATATCCACGTATGGCACATGGATACCGCCGAATCCGAATACAATGGTATATATACAGTATCGCAATTTATCAAAAACTCAGTGGAGGCTATGGTGAAAATATACCCGTCGATGATAATGAATAATTCGGCTTATACGGAGGTTCATAAACATTGGGGATTGTCCAGTTTTCATAACAACGATATATTTAGGATATTGTCAACGTATTTAAAAGGATTGAATCAGTTTAAGGGCGATAAAACCATCCACGCATTTTTACAAGAAATACAGAAAAAAACCATAGATATACATCTATTATTGCAACATATTCCAATGGAAACACCGATTCAGAAAAATGATACGACTTATTTTGAATTGTTTGATAAAAAGACCATCTATTATTTGCACGTATATTGCTGGTATTCCGTATTGTATGAATATATGAACTTGTCGTCGGATGAAGACCTGATAAATATCGATATACAAGAGACGAAACGAGAACGTCGTGGACAAATCGCCGAAATGGGAAATCCCGCGAACGATATGACCAGTTTGTTTAATAGTCCATCAGAAGAAATAGCCGAGGTCCAAGCGGATTTATATCAAGTCGAAATCCGAGCCGGGGAAAAAGCGGATTTACAAAAGCGAGTATGTGAAATGATGATTGCCTTTTTGAATATAGATGAACGAAATAAGAAAACATTGGATAAACCATATGCCGAAATCGCGAGACGCGTTCGTCGTTCCAAGGAGGAAGAGAAAAAGACGATAACGGATTATTTGAAAAATATGCAAAAGGATGAACGCAAAGTGGAAGATTTACTCAAACAATTGCATCAGGGTAGATGGAATGTCGGTATTCAAAAAGGCGTATTTATGTATGACAAAACCACGTATAATAATGAGCGCATGGGAGCTATATTGAGATTAGAACAAGATTTAGCCATAGATAATGCGTATGACCCGGAACAAGTCGATGTCGGCGTGGATGAATTGGAACGCGAACAGAATCGGGACAATGACGAGTTCTATGATGACGAAGCGAATAATATCGGGCATTTTGGAGACGATTATATGGATGGTAATTATTATGGGGAGGATGGCGACAATGATTTCGCGTATGACGATTGATGTGGTGAATATCTTTATCCTGCGATGATAACTCATCTTCGGATAAACCTCGAACACCTGTGCTCGTTCCTCGCACTGTTCCGATCTCCGGCGTTCTCGCTATGTAGATAAACATTATATATGAATATTATATGAATACAATACAAAAACGATTTTTATTATTTTTATTTGGATGTATAGGAACCAGAACGTTATTCACGTACCTTGCATATATTGCAAATAAGACGTATTTACGATATATGGGATATTTATCTATTTTACCGGCTATTGGGTTTTTTTATGTTTTTTTTACAGGTTCTCGGAAAACAGGGGGAGAAGTATTTGGAGATAAAATATGGTGGAACAATCTACGACCTCTCCATGGGTCGTTGTATTTTTTATTTGCATATAATGCAATTCGGGGAAATCCTTACGCTTGGATGTATTTGTTGGTGGATGTGGTTATTGGTTTGGTCAGTTTTTTATGGTTCCATTATACAAATGGCAATTTCAAAAAATTATATGAGTAAATAATCCAGCCATTGAAATATGTAAAAGAACCCATATAAATATTCGCCATTTATATAATATAATCTAGCATTATGGAGAAAATATCGTGCGGGGGTATCCGATATACATATAATGGATATGACCAAATATGCAACCATCTGTTAGAAGAATATAAAAAATGCGCGACGATGGAGACATTGGCTTACGAAAAGAAACATACTATCGATTGTCGCAATCAATTGTATCTTATAGAAAAAATATGTATACCGGGTAAACGAAAAAGGAATATCTATTTATAACGTATATTATATCGAATGAAAGCATTTTTGAACGCAAATAAGGCAAATGTAGCCATATTGCTATTTTTAGCAATGTTCTCCATATTACATTTTGTAAAGCCCAAAATAATATATAACGACGAAGGTGGTTTTCGCCCATTTGGCGTAGGGTATCGACATAAAACGATTATTCCCATATGGGGGGTTGCTATTATTTTGGCCATTTTTAGTTATTTAGCCGTTTTAGTGTATATAAATCAATAATGGTCCCCAACCATAACAATAATAGTTCATACTATATATTTATTGAATAAATAGTATGTATAGTATACTTTAGAATCATGGATGGTCCGAATCTAATCGACCCAACAGTTAAATACAATTTATATAATCGACTGAGTTCCTGCCACGTTAAGCGAGTAAGTATGTATACATGGGTTTTCAACATAGTAGTATTTGTCGCTTTTGTTAGTATAGCAACCATCGCATTATATTATTGTTATACCCGTAAAATGACACCAGAGGAGAGATATAACAAAATGATGCGAGACCAGTCATATATAATGTCGAAAATCCGGTTTTATCAAAACGAGCGTGCAAATATGCCATTATCTAGTATAACTAGTCTACCTATTGTGAAAGAGCCGAATATTGATAATATACACCCCAGTTCTCGATAAACAATGAAATAACGCAGGGGATAATATAAAAAGTATATATAAATACTTTATATATGAATATCATCAATCAGACTCGAGAACATATAATAGAAGAAAACAATACGGCCCAGGAGGAATTGGAGGGTATTTTATCTAGATTAGACCCGTCCATAAAACAGCTATCCTTTTCAATTCCATTACATGGTGATATTGATTTTGAAATATTAACCACGAAAGGATTTAGGAGTGTAGAAATAATACAATTTGATAAGGGAGAAATAACATCGATTCGGAATATTCCCCAGTCGGTTAAACTATTACATTGTTCGGACCAGATGCTTATAGACCTATTTGACCTACCTATTTTTTTAGAAGAATTGCATTGCGACTATAACTATTTAACGGAGTTCTCCGGTAAAAACGTAAAAAAACTGAGAAAACTGCACATTTCAAACAACCGGTTAGAGAACTTGGACGAATTGCCGGAAGATTTAGAAGAATTGTATTGCACAAACAATAGTCTTACTTTATTGAATCTGTCCGGATTGACGAACTTGAAAATACTACATGTATCGGAGAACCCGGCGCTGGTTATTGAACATGTTCCGGAAGGTTTAGTAGATTTTCAATCGGATAATAGCCCATTTGCAGTAGTGCAATATGACGGTCCGGGAGTTCCGGACGCCGATTCAAAAATCGGCGAAATGACGCATGCGCATGCGGAAATGAAAATCGATTATTTAGAAGCATTAAATGCGTATTTCAAATTGAAGAGAACATATGAACAATCTGTATTGGCGACAAAACGGGAACTATTTAAGTCCGCTACATCTAAGGCAATCGGTAAAAAGTTGGTGGCAACCGTAAAGCCTAAATGTATTAATTGTCGACGTCCAGTGGGAACTATATTTGAGCATAAAGATTTCAAATATACGGCTATATGCGGAGATACGCAATTAAACAAAAAATGCAACCTACATATTCAATTGTTTAGTGGAGAGTTTACAGAACATACCAGTATGTTATACATATATAAAAACAGTATCGATAAAATAAAACAAAAAATAGTGCGCCAAAAATTGAATACGCTCTTTAATTATATTTCGGAAAAAGAATCTACCAAACAATTTACAAAGCAATTGGAAGAATACAATGTGGAAAATACAACCTATACCGAGTTGCTAGATATACACAATGAAATGTATTTTAGTCGAGAAAATAAGGAGGATATACGTAAAAAAATGGAAGATATAACCGGACTATTGTCTCAATATAATGCTATTATAGATGATTATAATATGAACCCGGAAAACAATGAATTGTTGCGTGATGCTGTCAGAATGTATACGCGAGAAATTATTCCGGAGATGGAGAACCTACGCCGGTTGAAATACGAGTTGTCGGAAATGGATATACGAATAAATACAATCGGTGTAAAAACATTCGATATAACGTCGACATTGGTTCAACGACAAGTTGCGTTATCGCGCGTAGATATAGCTTTAGATGAAGACCCCGGCGTTATGAAATATAGTAAAAATGCATAATACCGGAGATCGGAACGAGCGTCGGGGGTGCCACGCGTATTATCGAAAGAGAAAGATTATTTACATCCAATGACGTTCGAAACTCCATCCCATGTTATGCTGTATTTTTTTGCCCATGCACTTTTATTACAAATAGGGGATTTAGAGCTATATCCCCAGGAGGCACTATCGGTGAAATCAATTCTCTGGTTGGCTGAATCATATCCGGGGGTATGTATTGCCGAATCAAATTTTTCATCACCACTTTTATTTTTCAGGACTAGTGCAGTAGCGTTATATATGGTTCCTACGTTTACACTATTAGAATTAGGAATCTTGCATCCACTTGGATCTACCTCCCATGTATCCGGACAGGTATTTGCTACGGGTGGAAATACTACATTTTCGGTTGAATAATATTTTGTGACAATACCGATTGTTGCAAATATTATAATAAGGAGAACCGTTGCTACAACTAAAACAATTATTTGAAAACTATCCATAATTATATACAATAAGAAAATAAAATATTTTATAGTCATGACATACTTTCGATATTTAGCGATTTATATTGATTTATTTCTCTCGACACAATATACATATGTCATTGAAATCGTCTTTATTTGATGACAAATCACCCATTCTAAATATTTCTAAATATAACGGCCGTGTAAATATTATAGAAGAGCCTTCACCCAATATTCGCTTTCAAATGCAAGAAAAAATAGCTGTTAAAAACAAGGCAACTGCATATAGAGAGGCATTAAACGGAACATGGGAGAACAATATGCTTGCGACCGTGTATTTTTCAGAGGGAAATATACAGATATTGCAAAATGGTATACGAGCGGGTGTATATAACAAGTCGAATGGTCAAATCAATGTCCCTCCCCAAAATATAGATTCCTTGAAAATAATTATGCGTAGTATTTACCTACAATATGCGGAACACTACGCTGACAATATAACTAAACAAGTGGAGCGATTGAATGAATTGGTATTGGACTATTGTGTTAAATCCGTATATGGGGAGGCTGTGGGGTATTTGAAATATTGCCAGGACCAGAGCAGTTTGGTGTTGCCATTTGACCGTCCGGTTCCGACAGATAGGGTATATAAACAGCTTGAATTGAAGCCGTTTTTTTAGATGTGGTGGGGGTTTTGGTATATGGTAAATAGTCATATGAATATGTATTATTCGTATGACTGGTATTTATGGTTGTGCAATAAAAATATTTAGTGTTTTTTGGCTGTTTTTTTGGATTTCTTTGTTTTATTTTTTTTATGGGGGCGTTTAGCATGTGACCGACCTTTCTGTTTTTTACCGCCGACGGGTGGGTCATTTTTTTTCCAAAACTCCCACCATTTTTTTGCTGGTTGTGCTGGTTGTGCTGGTTGTGCTGGTTGTGCTGGTTGTGCTGGTTGTGCTTGTTTTTCTGCTTCTGCTGCTTGTCTTTCTTGTTCTTCTAGTGTGTCCATTACTTATACTATATACTATACTGTTATTTTATTTAGCCTTGACTACTGGTTTTTTCGCGATTTTTCGAACTGGAGCCCCCACCCCACCCGATTGGATTTTCTCGCGTTTTGCCTTATACACCCCATATTCCTTTTCAAACGCTTCCAACTCGCCATACCACATATTCTCTAAAGTAGTTGCCAATAACACCGCCAAGTCTTTTTCGCATTGGTCTTTTTCCCTGACTATTTGTTCTACATTTTCTTGTGCAACCGAATCCATCGGCATTTTGACTAAATATTTATAATCGCCATCCAATCTATCGAACTTACGCGCTTCCATCAATTCCACCACTTGCGTCGCCGTTTTCCGACGTAAATCCACCACATCATCAAGTGTCTCCGTTATATAACGCGCGCGATTCGACAACTTTATCAGCTTAGTGCGCATTTCCGCAACCATATTGGCTTTGCGTTTGCCATAGATGGTCATACGCACTCCATAAAAGTCGTCAATTATTTCCTCCACTGTTGTATATTTATGCAGTTTGTATTCCGAGTTAAACATATGCATATTCGTGGTGCTAATGGTTGTCGACAATTTCAAGGTCTTTTCGACACCATTAATGCCAGTTGCCATGTCGACCGTCATCTCCAACTCGGCCAATTTTCCCCGGGGAAACTGCACGGTTATATCCACAGCAACCTCGGTGCAAAGCGATGTGAACTCTTTAATGGTAGGGGCGATTTTCTTCCCGGCCTTATCTACTCCGCCATCCATAAGTCCTTCCAACATAGTTATATATGACATCGTCCATGTACCAACGGGCAATTCGGTTATACGTATTTTATCGTCGCCCAGTTTCTCATAACAACCGCGGACCAGATATTTTTGCTCCCCACATTTGCGAATAGTTCCCTTGAACCCCTGGTAATAGGGAACAAATGATATCGCGTCAACGGAAATGCCCCGGAGCCGGTTTTTCAAATAGGCTAAAATATCTTGTGGATTGTATGCCGGGATAGAACAGGAAAACCCGGTTCCAATACCGGAAATACCATTGACCAACGCGAATGGTAATATAGGCGCATACACTTCAGGTTCCACGATAGTTCCATCGTCATTCAAGTATGACAATACCGCGTCATCCGCCTCAGGAAATAGTGTCCGCGTTAGCTTATTCAGCATAGTAAATATATATCTCTCCGATGCACTATCGTCCCCGCCATGCAATCGCGTTCCAAATTGCCCGTTCGGTTCCAATAGATTGATATTGTTCGAGCCAACGAAGTTTTGTGCCATAGCAACTATTGCTCCATTCAGAGAAGCTTCGCCGTGGTGGTAGGCACTATGTTCTGAGACATATCCACTAAATTGGGCAACCTTGATTTCGGCATTGAGCCGGCGTTTGAATGCGGCGAACAGGATTTTTCGCAATGAAATCTTGAGACCGTCTACCATATTAGGTATTGACCGTGCGCAGTCATATGTGCTAAAGTGAATGAGTTCGCGATTCATGAAATCCTCGTATCGGACGGAAGGATGTGATGTGTCTAAATAGGCAGCTTTGTCATAATTCTCCAACCACGTTTTTCTGTCGTCTGCGCGCTTTTTATTGAAGATTTTATCAATACTATCGTCGCTGGTTTGGCCATTGTATTCAAAATCTACGATTTTTTTATTGGCGAAGTATTCTTTGAACTCCGCAGACGTAGATGTTCCTAAACCTTTGAAATATTTGATGGTCCATCCTTGTGGACCCGGTTCACCAAACGACTGTTTCCATGTTTCATATTCGCCCTCATTATAGAAGACGCGGGTTTGTGGGCCTTTTGTTGCTCGTAATATAGGCGTATTCATGAAGGAAATGAACCCGGGAATATGCACCAATGACGCCCACTCGGAATGAAATAGATTAATGCAGAGACCTTTTATATGAGAACCGTCTAAATCTTGGTCGGTCATAACCATGATTTTACCATATCGCAAATATTGATGCACGTCTTGTATAGAGGTATATTCACGCCCGCTTTCCAGACCGAGGATTTTCTTGATATCCGTTATTTCTTTGTTTTCGGCGATTTTCTTCAATTGTTCTCCGCGAACATTTAGGAGTTTTCCTTTTAGGGGATATATACCAATTATATTGCGGTCATCGGACGATAATCCCGAAACAATACCGGACATAGCACTCAATCCCTCGCATAAAATGAGGATACAGTCTTTCGATTGGGGTCCACCGCTATGGTTTGCGTCGATAAAGTTCGCGATACCGCGGATGGTTTTCGTTTTCGACCCATCTGTCGTCTTTTTGGCCAACCGGGCTTCTTTTGCTTCGGTTAATGAACAGGCCATATCCATGACACCCATTTTCGCGACTTTTTCAATAAACCCGTCGCTAACGACGCATGCAGACCCGAACTTGGATACCGGAGTATTCATATAATCCTTGGTCTGGCTATCGAAAGACGGGTTCTCAACATCGCATCGGAGAAATAGCATGAGTTGTTCTTTAATCGCATTGGCATTGACTTTGATTTTCTTCTTTTTTTCAATATAATCGCACAATTTGCGGATAATCTGGCCGGTTATATATTCGACGTGTTTCCCACCCTTGAATGTGCATATACCATTGACGAATGATATTTGCATAAACTCATGTGTGGGTGAAAGTGCCACTGCATATTCCCAGCGTTCATCTGATTGTTCGTATATGCGTTTTACGACACCTCCACCGCCACAATCACTGTCGGTATCCGTTTCGACAACGGTTTGGTCGGTGGGGTGCGCCCCGGGTTTTTTCGCCGACCCGGATTTTGAACCGATATACAAATCAATGTATTGCTGGAAGGTCTTGACCGGCAGGGTAATTCCATTGAGCCCGATTTTTATTTTTTTAATGGAATTGTCGGTTATTGCACCTATGTCGTAAACGCGCTTTTTAAGAAGGGCGAACATATCGGGAGTTAATCCGGTGAGTCCCAACCGCGCATAATCCGGTTTGAATATAACCCGAGTGTATGGCCGGGAAGTGCATTTCGTAATAACCGGCGGGTTTATTACGTCTAAATTGCTACCAAACTCTTGCACATATTTCAGGCCTCGCACATGGTCTACGGTTTCCACCATACCATACGTAGACCATATCAATACCAGCTTGAATCCAAAGCCATTTTTCCCACCTACGATTTTTTTCTCGGATTTGTTATAGTTTGTAGATGTTCTCAAATGGCCGAAAATCATTTCCGGAATCCATAGGTCATATTCGGGATGTTTAGCAATATCGATACCATTGCCATCGTTGGCTAATGTAATGGTTCCATCTTCGGAAATAGTGGTATCAATATAGCTAACAAACTTTTTATCGGAAGCAGAAGATTGTATCATGCGGATGACATGGTCTCGGCAATTCACAATACCCTCGTCGAATAGTTTGTATAACCCGGGGATATAATTGATGTTTTTTAATACTATTTTCTGAGACGCATCGTCATAAACCCATAAATCGGCGTCCACATTTTCGACCGACCCAATATATGTATCCGGATTGTCTAAAATATGTTGTTTATCAGTTTTTCTTTGATATTGTTGAGCGAGTGCGGATTCGGAAGACATTTTGTTTCTAAAATTAGTAAAATAATAAAAGGGGATGATATATAATGTATATACTGAGCTGTCTTTGTTTCAATTTTCTAAATAATAAATATATCAATGGTTATATATATGTCAGACCCGGCAACGATAGCAGTAGTTTCTAACCCAAAAATACCATATTGCAATGGGATTTCATTGAAATCCGCCATATCGTGTTCTAATATACACTATAAAAAATTGGCAACCGGTGGGAATTACCCATATATATCAAAAAAAATGCTATATTCACAAGCGGTTAGTAGCGGTCAAGGAAAATCTGGATATTTATGTTTACAATAAATTGAATCAATCTACCCGGCTTTATATAAATCTTTGATTTGTCCCCTTATGACAGGGGTATGTTATTAGCGTTCCATGGGCATAATCCCCACCTGCAACATCTATGCATTTTTTATTTTTTAGAGATATCCAATGTTTATTTTTATATTTCCATTTTTGCGTTTTACTACGATTGCATTTTTTTTGGATGATGACTCCGTTTTTATCAATATCTAGACATTTATTTGTTCGTTTTGATTTTATTTGTTTTGTTTTTTTATTATATTTGAAATATTGATTTGAACCGGTATGGCATGGATATACAATGATTGGCGTGGAATCTACTTGTAGTCCACCTACAACATCCATACAATATTTTTTACGGGAGGAATAAGAAGAAAATCGTCGTTTCGACATATATATACGACATATTTATTTACATGTAAATAAATGAACAATCTATTAACCATTTCCGGCCCGCATTCTAAACGTATATGTAGGAAAACTGACAATTTTGTTAGTTTCCCATCGGGTTGGTCCAGAAAGAATTACATATGGTCCATGGCATACTCGATATTGCATCCCTCGCGAAGTTCCTGTAAATATTCGCGGTTTACATAGGTGTTCATATCAATCACACGGTCCCTGCATTTTATCGCACAATCCACTATAGAGTTTTGTTCAAATGATGTTTCTATTTTAGAGAACTCTTCCGGTTTCACATAATCCGCCGTTATTTTTACGTTGTATACTTCGCCATTGTCTTCTGTATCGGTTATAACAATGGTTGCGCAATAATACTTGCCGAAATAGATGTATGTATAGTATTTCTTGCGGTTCTCGGCGGTTGTATCGGTTGCGTAATTATTCAACGCGACAGAATTGTGTATAGTTTCATACCATTCATCGAAATGGTGTTCATAATGCTGGAAAATATCCGAATTACTACATTCAAATCGTATATTGTAATGGTCTACAATATTACTCTTGGGGTCAATTGCAATAGGGGTGTAATACGATTCGGATGTCATCATTGCAGTTTGCGGGAGGAATGAAATAATAACTATAATAGAATGATACGGAAGTGTCATTATATAAATTGTATTTCAATTTTCTGAATATTCCTTAACTCAGACCACTCGGAAGAATGATCGATGGCGTTCGAGGGTTATCCGGAGAGGATTGGGTATTATCGAAGGAGAAGAACGAATACCCGTCCATTATTTAGCGAGAATGCAACCGTTCGGAATCGACTATCTTTATCCGGAGATGATATATCATGGAAGGATATAGTTGTTCTCCGTAGAACATCTCGCGGAACGAGAAGAGGGTTTTGTATGGATAAACCAATTTACATACTTTATCCTTCGATGATAAATCATCTCCGGATAAATCTCGAACACTTTCGGTCGTTCCGACCTCCCGCGTTCTCGCTAAATATTTTATATATGTAGTATATATAGAATGAAACGACCAGTTCGACGCAATGGAAAATACAATATTTCCGGAAAATCTTATAATGAGCTATTTGGTTCTCGCGCACAAGTGCATAATGGAACTGCGTATAAAACCACCGGAGGACTCACGAAATCCGATTTAATTATGAATAAATGGGGACGCATCGTTAGTGAAAAGAAGCATAAGACCGCAAAGAAAGAGAAACGTCTGCAGAAATATGGGTTTTATACGAAAAAAGGGAAGTTCGGAGCAGTCAAACGCAACGTTTCTCGTAAAAATAAATCTCTTAAAAAATAATTATTTAGGAGAAACTTTCCGAAGGAATGACAGATCCATACTCCCGTAGTATAATAAAATATTACAATATAATATATAGATATATATTGTAATGACATCTGACGCCCAATATATGAGTGTATTATATTTTGCAGTATTTTTTAAATTGGTTTTTATTATTTTTTATTTCTTAAACATATACGGATTATTGTTTAACGACAATATATACAAATCTACCTATAAATGGACGGTTGTCATAGAGTTTGTATTTATGATAACTATGTCATTTGTATTATTATATTTGTTTAATAAAGATACGATAACGGTTAAAATCGAAGAACAATTATTGATATGGACATTAACATTTGTCATAGTGATTGACGCATTTATCAAACTTAATAATATCCAATGGTAGATTATATAGCACCCAGTGGATTACGATATATATCCATTACATCTAGCATATACATATTTTTCGAAATAGGATTTACTAACAATCAACGATTTTTTCGCACCGGCGCAATTTGCGCAGTAGAATCGGTAAGCGTCATATATAGATATTTTGTCTTCATTCTCGTGCAAACTATCCATAATCATTTGTATATCAGATTGTTTATCCCATAATGAACATTGTATTTTATAAATATATTTGTCCTGTTCTATATCTATAGTAGGATAAAAATAGGCAATTAAATGCAGTAATTGTTCATGATTAAATGCCAATACTGGTTCATTATGGGTTTCGCACCATATTTTAAATAAAATACTCAATTCATCTATTTCAAAGTCGTTTTCAATATCTTCTTCTTGTATTGTTATGGTTTCCTCCCAAAATGAAATGAATCGATGAATCGCCGGCATATGTTTACTAAAAACCCCCATAAAAATATCAGTATCCGGTTTATAATATTCACCCAGTTTTTGTATAAATATAGTTTTAAGGGTTTGTTGAAATATAATAGCCGGTAGATTTTTCGATTCCAAAAAATGTTTCCATAAATATTGCATATTCTTCCACGTGATTTGGCATGTAGTATTGAGATTGAGAGTATCGTCAACTGGTCTTTGCATTTTTTGCAAATAATCGGAGATAAATATATCCACGATACAACTGGCGTCGTGTTTATTTAAATAAAACACGGAATTGCATATAGATTCATCGTTTGTATTTAGCAAAAACGAATCGGAACAATTGAATCGCATAGAATAATGGCACGCAACACATAATATGTCTAGTGCCCACGTATTCACCATCGGACTCCATATGACTTCATTGTATATAATATTATTTATAGTAAGAATACGAGAATATTGATAATTGTGTTCGTGATATTTATGTTTAAATGTTTGATTGAGGTTTGTTCCTAAAAATCCCTGGCACATATTGTTCAATTCGCGAATAAATGGTTTCGCATTGTGATTAATAAAATGGATGAGATGTGTATTTTTTTTAAATATATTGTCCCCCAATATAGTTAGGAAGTATTTAGCCTCCGTTTTTGTTGCAAAAACCGTAGGATATAGAGTCGAAATGACATTTTGTATTGTATATGACTCGGGAACGGTTTTCAATAAATTGTTCTCTTTAATGCGTTTCATTATGTTTACTTTTGTGCGCTGTTTCCACACCATCAATTGTTTGTCTTTTGTTATTTGGGTTAATATATGATGCAATATATCATCTTCTCTGTAAATCCGATAATGTTTTCCATCATAATGAAAAAATAATTCGGTTGCAGGGACATAGAAATATTGATGAGTAGTGATAAAGTCATCGATGAATACTTTTTGCTCGGCGTTTAACTCTTCAATGCGAGTGATACGCTGTTCTTGCGTCTTTAATGCAATTTCCAATTGATTTGGTAATTGTTGGCATATGTAAGTGTGTAGTTTTTCTACTATATAGGGGATTGTTTTGTATTTGTCGAGAACCTCGTCTATAGCACGATGCAACTCGGGCCGTATTTTATCGAGAGAAACGACCTCGCATTCGGGTGCATTTACGCGGTATTGAGTATGAATATCCATAATATGTAGTATAAATACATATTATGGATGTATAATGTTTATATCGTTTATGTAGTATTCTTTATCCTGCGATGATAAATCATCTCCGGATAAATCTCGAACACTTTCGGTCGTTCCGACCTCCTGCGTTCTTGCTATATCCTTCCATGATAAATCTCGAACACTTTCGGTCGTTCCGACCTCCTGCGTTCTTGCTATTGCGCGACACTTTCCGTGGCGGTTGTCTCACTCCGGGTATCGCGGTCAATTTCCAATAGTGGACTTGTCCATTCTCCGTCTAGATTGGATGAATCCACCGGTTTTGCGTAAACCAATTCCTTCGAAAAAATAGTATTGCATGCATTGCATTGGCATTGTGTATCATTTATAATGAAAAAACACCCGGCCATATTGGGTGTCGCGCCGGTGGTTCTACATACGGGACAATAATAATTGCATTTTTGGATTCTTGATGATAATGAACTCATTGTAGGGTCAGGGTGTGGTAATATATTATTATCTACACCCTTAGTTTTATATTGTTATTGACAAATCTTATATACTAACCACACTCTTCATCGTTTTCGGTATCAAATAATCACTATTACTATCTACAATAGACGCCTTCAAATGTTTAGCAATAATCGTATTTGTGTTCAATACATCTTCCGATGAAAGACTTGCAAACCATTGGAACTTGGGTCGGATAAGTATTTCATCCGCTGGAATATAGATACCGTATGGATTTTTCGCTAAATCCAGATAATTTTCTTCCATCAATTCTTCCAATAAAATGGGGGAACCGGTTTTCGTTTTAATACCAATAGATTGCCCCCCACCAACCGCGATTTTACCTTGTCGAACGGCGTCCATACACCAATGCGATGTATCTCCAGTAAACGCGGGTTCATTACTGAAATGAGGAGAAGATACAATTCGGTGTTTTATATGTTCTATTAGCTCTTTGACGGTTTCATCGTGTTTCAATGCACCCATGAAATATACGCTTGGAATATAAGATGGGTTATTCCCTTTGTCTTGGAATTGAGAAACACTATGATTTCGTTTTTCAAATAAATACGGCGATTTTTTATTTTGGATATCTTTATATAACGGTTTTAACGATTGTGCACATAAAAATGAATTGGGAACAATCAACCCGCCATAATAATATATCAAGTTCAACATACCGAGTTCTCTATAATACGATTTAGCCGGTTCGGCGATATTCGGCAAATCAATATCCCATGATGGTATCAATTTACTAAATGTAGAATCATCTATTAAACAAATATTAAAATCATTACTACAGTGATTTATTATCGTTTTTATAGTTAAATGAATATATGGCTGATTTAAATCTGTCGAACTACGAGATTGAAAACTTTGCCATTGTCTAGAATTGACTTCATATTTCGAATGTATCCACAATTTAGGCTTATTAAATCCATATAGTGGCGAATCATTTAGCAAATATTTACGTATCAGGTCATATTCGTCATTGTTTGTAAAAGACTGTTTCACATTCATTCCTACATAACTTGCTATAGCAATTATAAAAAAAGCCAATAAATAGTTTGTATTGTTTGCACTAAACATTCCAGTGGTTTATATACTAATAAATTATATTATTTGTGAGAACTTTAGGCGAAATATACGAAATAATCTATATTATACTGAGATTTTTCGTATTTCATTTCCGACCGATACATGATATTATTACTTTTGCATATCTGGCGAATAACGCTTACAAACGATTTATAGGTAAACTCTCTAGAAACATAATAAGCTTTTGATGAATGATAATATTCCAACATGGTTTTACAAAAGTCTTTGTGATAGTTATTGTATAATAATACTCTGAATGCATTTGCGTCAATCAGGTAATATTTATCCGTTTTTAGACAAACCTTATCGAGTAAATCCAATAAAATTTGTATTGGAACTTGTTTTCGAAATAATTGATGCAACATATCTATTATGTATAATATTGTTATAAAAAACTTTATATATTGTTTATTTGGTTTGATTCGAAATATATATTATATTGCAATAATTAGGGCGATAATTAGGAAAACGCCAGAATGCGTTCCTCTTTCCAGAATACCCATTCAATCCTCATTTATCGAAAACGTTTTATAAATATTGTTCGAAAACAGTGCCAATTCAATACAATCTTCGTGTATATTATTAAATATTGTTATATATTTGCATATAATCGGGATAATATTATATTTTTCGTTTTCATTTAATATATGTGTCGTTTTTATAAAATTAAAAAAAAAGTCGAGTATATCTATAACGGAATATCCGAAATCGTGAATCGAATATAATATATTTATTGCATCCGCCAATTTATCCGTTTTCATATATTCGATATACCGTTCGAAATAATCTACCGAAATAATATTGCATAATTTTTTGCAATTTTCGAGCGTCAATTCTTCATCATATATGTATATTTTTTCTAAATAATTTATCAGATTTCGTATAGAATTGTTCGATATTTGTATTAAATATGATTTAATATCTTCCGTTATATGTAGGTTCTCTTCCTGTATAATTTTGTCCATTATTTTTCTAAAATGGGATTCCGTCGGCGATTCCAATTTAATAATATGCGTCCGCGATTGGATACTTTCTATTACCTTTTGTATATTGGTGCAGACCGATATAAAGTTTACATTGTTTTTGTATTTATCTATATAATTCCGGAAAACTTGCTGGCTTTGTTCGTTAATCATATCTATATCATCAATAATTAATAATTTTTTCTTACCAAATATAGAACTGCTCGACCGACAAAAAGTCTTCATTTCATTGCGAAAATAATTAATACCTTGTTCTTTTAAATTATTTATATGGAGAATATTGTTCTCCGGAAATGATGCATCTTTCGCAAATCCATAGTATTCACGTATAATGGCATGTAATAAGGTTGTTTTCCCAGAGCTCTGACTTCCAACAACGAGAACATTAAAATTATTTATGTCGAATAATGTTTTTAATATAAATTGGAAATGTGCATCGGTATAAAAATCGGATATATAATATGGCTTATATTTAGCTATGAACATGGACTCTTTCATCCTACGAAGTTCAGACGCCGTTTCTCCGGAGAACCGGGCAATTCCACCGCCGTTTCCAATCTCGGGAATCGCAGAGTTAACGGTATGGTCAGCAATGTTCGACCTATGTTGGACATAACCAGAACCAGATATATTATCGCAAAAAAACATATGTAAATGTCTTTTGTAAAATAGTATTTATATTTAATTTAGGATAAATATAAATATAACAACTTAGTAGATATATATTCACATGAGTGCAAAGTCGAAAACCTATTATGAGATATTAGATATACCGAAAACGGCGTCCGAAACCGAAATAAAAAAAGCATACCGGAGTATGTCTTTAAAATATCACCCCGACCGGAACCAATCGGAAGATGCAACCACCATATTCCAAAGTATAAATGAAGCATATGAAACATTGGTTGACCCTGTGAAGCGAAAACAATATGATATGGGCGGAACCGGATTTCCATTTTCCATGGAATCTGGTGATATGGGAGATGAAATGTCCGATTTGAATAATATTTTCCATATGATGTTTGGGGGTATGGGGGCGCCCGGGTTCAGTGGGGGTGTACGTGTATTTCATGGCCCCGGGGGCGGAATCCATCATATGAATGCATCATCGTTTGGTAATGTATTTGCCAATATGCAAAAACCGGTTCCTATTATGAAGAGTATTCGCATAACTATGGAACAAGCTTATTTAGGGTGTTCTCTGCCAATTGAAGTCGAACGATGGGTTATACACAATGAATTAAAACATTTTGAAATAGAGACCATATACATACCTATTCATAGGGGTATTGACGAGAACGAGTTTATTATTTTGAGAGAAAAAGGAAATGTAATCAATGAGCATCTGAAGGGGGATATAAAAATAACGGTCCAGATAGAGAATACAACGGGATTCAAACGCCATGGGTTGGATTTGATTTATACGAAAACGCTGAGTCTGAAGGAGGCTTTATGTGGGTTTACTATGGAGATACACCATTTTAGCGGGAAAAAATTAAATCTATCCAATATATCAAACCGAACAATTATTTCTCCCCATTCTAAAAAAGTGCTAAATGAGTTCGGAATGATACGCGATACTATCTCCGGGAATCTGATTATTGAGTTTATTATACAATTCCCCGAAAAAATAACCGATGAACAGCACCGGGTTTTATCGGATATACTCTAGGTTGCGCGCTTTATCCTTCGATGATAAATCATCTACTGATAAATCTCGAACACTTTCGGTCGTTCCGACCTCCTGCGTTCTCGCTGGCGTCATATAATATATGTTATATAAAATACATATTATAATCATATCGTGGCCAATTCCTACGTTCCTTATGAGCGCCGATGTTCTCCAATTCCGAGAACCGCGAATATTTAGGATGAAATACGTTTGGTTGAAATACTCGAATCGACTAAATAAATCGAGTTTTCCGTGACAATAATATATTCGGTTGCTACTTTGTATATCTTGGAAATGGGACTGGTATATTCTTCTTCACTTTTCACCAACAATTTTTCTTGGTTGTCCTTTACGCCAATAATAACTGCCTTATCGAGAGAACTCGACCAATAATCAAACATAATGGGCTTATCTTCTACAATGGCCAACTTGGATGCATGTTGCAGGGTAGTTGTATCGGGTAATCTATAACCGGTAGATGTAGTTAATTGTTGCGATTGGGTTGCGGGG